CTTCTATTGCATCCGCATTAATTTTAACTGCTATAATTGCATTTGATGCAATGCTATTTGCGACTACAGCACCTGTTGCTATTTGATCTGTGTTCACTGCGTTATCCGCTAGCTTGGCATTTGTTACAGCATTTGCTGCAAGTTTAAGTGTAGTTATAGAGCCATCTGCAATTCCTGCTGCAGAAAAGTTTCCTGCAACTGAAGAACTAAAAGCTGATTCTTGTCCTGAGTGATTAACTGACCTCACCCAAAAGTAGTAAGTTGTTCCTGCTGTTAATCCGTCCTGATCGCCAAAAATAGTAGTTGTTATTTTATTAGGCTCACCAGTAACAGTATCAACTAAATGCGTGTCATTTGTTGGGTTTGTGTTTGCTGTTCTTCTATATACTTTAACGGCTCTTAGGTCTGAGTTATTAGGGTTTGTCCAAGAAACTAGCATTTGACCTTTGCTAGATGATACGGATAAATTTGTAGGTACTGCAGGTGTTGATCCTGCAACTGCTATGCTTATATTAACTGTGCTTGTATATGCACTTGCTACACCATTAACATCTATGTGCCTTACTTTTACATTATAAGTTTTACCTACGACTGCATTAGTAATAAGACCTACAGCTATGCCTTTCCCTACTGTGAAGTCTGAAGTAAATGTATTGTCTGAACTTAGCTTGTAAGCTATTTCTGTCAGGGTAACTTTATCTGATGAATTGTTAGTCCATGCCACCTTAATATCTACCTTGCTAGTAGTGCCGTCTATAGCGTTCTGTTGCGTTAGACCAAGACTTGAAGGCGCTGTTAATGCAAAGCTACCTGTTGAGACATTAGAGCCTTCAGATTGACCTGTCGTGTAGTCATTTGTTGCGAAGTTAAATACGGCAGCACTTATCTCTCTCAATGATAGCCTTGTTGCTATAACAGGAACTTCTCCGTCTTGTATGATTTCCATATTTGTAGATTGAACTTCAAATATTTTTTGTGTGTAACCTAATCTTTCATTGGTAACATAAACCCAATCGGTAGGTTGCAATCTCATGAACTGTAGACTTACTAAAACTGATGTAGATGTAGCTTCTCTTTGACTTTTTAAAGCTATCCTTCCCAATCTCTGCGCCATAGTATCTGTAGTAGTAAATGGTAATTGAGTTTCCATTTGCTTGACATAGTTTGCTGTACTTTCACCACTAGGAGTATCTGCATTTAAAAATCCACTATCTCTATAAACCTCTGCATCCATAGATATATAATTTAATGAAGCATCTACATAGATAGGTTTAATTGAGTTATACAAATCTCCTGTACTTGTATTTGTTGCAACTGAAATTGGTGCTAGCAATTCGTCATCTGTAATAGTAAGACTTGGTGACTGAGAAGCTCCTGCAAATACATTAAATTGTCCATTTACATATGACATCTTACCTGCCATAGAACTTAGTAATGCTTCAAATACACCCCCTCCATTAGCACTAAAGTTAGTAAATCCGTTAGCTGTGTATCTTCGTTCTGTTGTGCTTCCATCTGCAAGGGTTACATTTTGGTCGCAAGTATTTGCTGCTGATGCAATTCCACCTGCATTGGTAGTATCATTTATTTCTGATGTTTCAGCTTTTATCCCATACTCTGTATTAGTTAAAAAATCTCTAATAATTAAAGCAGGGTTTGATCTTTGTAAATCACTGCTAGCGACAGCATTAGTTCTAGGATCAAATATATTTTTACCTTTTACCTTAAATGATGTAGCAGGTATTCCTCCACCAAATTTTTCCGTATCAAATATCATTTCTATATAGACATAAGCCAATCCTAAAAACTTATCTGAAGTACCCATGCTATTTAGCTGTGCGTTCATGTATCCATCAACTGCAGTTTGGCTACCGTCACTAAATGTAAACCTAACCAAAGTTCCGTCTGAGTCAAATTTATTATCATTGCCAGTGTTCTTAAAGTCTGCATTAGTTACTCTAAACACAGTGCTGCCACTTATAGTACTGGAGTCCGTGGTGGTATTAATATCATTTAACCTCATGTGGGTTAAGGCTTCTATTTCATGACCTGCTAATACTATAACCGTATGCAATTTGTGGTTATCTACTCCTGATGTTTCCATGTGAACTATAGTTCCACCAACACGGCATTGACCATAAACTATTTGCCTTGGTTCTAATGGTGCTTTTCCTGCAAACTTAGAACCAAAGTTTCCTGCTGATGCGTTAATGCCTTTAGAGGTCATTCTTTGAATAAGACCTGTTCCCAAAGTAGTGGCAAAGGTTAGCCAAGCTGCTGAAGTAGCACCTGCTGCTGTTAAACTTCCTATCTCAAAATATGCGCCTGTTGCATAAGCCACATAAACTACAAAGGCTATTGTGATAGCTTGTTTTATCTGTTTAGCCATTAGTCAATTCTCCAAACTCTCATAGCAAGGTCATTATTTACTAATCCTATGCCGTCATCTGTTGGGGTTAAAATTCCAAATCCCTCGCATATTCCCACAAGTTCTGATTCTTGTTTGTATACAACTAAGTCTCCACAAGTCATATAGACCTTATCTATCTCAACAACACCCTTTTCTTTGCAAGCCTTTTCTATACTTTTACCTAATGTGCCACCATATTTCTCAATAGCTTTCATAGCACTTTCTTCATCTTTCCATTTTAAAGTTTTGGGTATCAAATCTTCACCAGTCATAACTTTAATTAAAGCGTTAGAGAACTTGCAACAATCCCATTTACCCCATTGAAAAGGTTTGGATTTATTTTCGTGCATGAATTCGCCAAAGAAGATTTGCCAGTCAATTAATTTCTTCATTTTTGTTGTGGGTCGCTTCCTTGAAAGCCATTATCTCTATCTGAGCTACCACCTTTTCCTGCGCTTTCAGATGTTTTACCCCATACAATTTGCTTATCTTGTAATGATGCAACTCTGTTTAAAGAGGTATCGCCTGAGTGTAGAAAGTTTTGAGACTCTTTTGTGTATCTAAAATTGCATGGTCTGTCTAAATCTACCAATCTATTTTCTGCATCTATGGTTACAGTTGAGCCTTGTGGGGAATCAACGATAACAAGGCTAGTCATTCTGCCTTTGAATAAAGTTAAAGTTCCTGCTACCTCATTAGTTCCACCCATTTGATAGCCAAGAAAAACCGTAATAGGTCTATTTTGATAGGTTTCTGTGAGTGCGTAATTAACGATAGTAGCGTCCATACCTGATATACCAATAGACAAACCGTTAGATTTTAACTCTGTATTTTCTTCAACATTACTAATGCTAAGAAGTGATCCTGCGCCAGTATATGTTTCAGATGCAATTACTAAATCGTCAGTACCAGTCCATATTAAAATGTCATCAGTATCAAACTCTGCTTTAACTGCAAAAAATATGTTTTGCTCATTAGCGCCTAGACGATTAACAATAGAAGCATCTAAACCTTGTCTAGTTGCCATATTAGATTACCTCAATACAAGAGAACCCAAATCCATAGTTAGAAACTCTGTCTGCTGACCAACTGACTTCATTTGAAATCATCCTAAAAGTTCCTTTTGGATTTGTGAAAACTACATAATGATTCTCTGCTAAGTCTGACCTAAGTTTGGGTTCTGTCTTAACTCCGTAAAAATCCTTACCACTAACTGTTGTTACCGTTGCATCTTCTGTAACCATTACCAGTTGTGCAGGGCTACCTGTAGAGTTTGCTGCTGATTGAATAGAAAGATAGTCTCCCTTCTTAATAGTTCCTGTGGCAGCGTTTGTGGAAGCTAGAAGGCATAATCCAGTAGCACCCTTAACATTAGTTTTAACTTTGCAACTTTGGGTGTTAGATTCTGTTGTCAATGTGCTTGATGTAACTACTACAGTGTTGCTTGTTCTTGTAACAATCTTATGAGTTCCATTGTTAACCTCATTTACAGCGCCAGTAACTACAATAAAGTCTCCTGCCTTTGCACCACTAAAAGTAGAAGCTGCGGCTGTGATAGTGGAAGAACTAAAAGATAGTGTTACAGAGTTGCTATCTACTCTTTTGTTTGAAGTTAAAAAAGCAGTGTCATATGTACCTAGATTACTCAAAGCATCAGGATCAGCAAATTTAAAATGATTAACTGCGCCATTAAGCTCTAAAAGAAATGTTTGCCAATTTACAGCAACACTTCTTCGCATTGGTGGTAGTGATACTTCTGCTATCCAATAAACACCATCATATTCCTGAGTCTTAGTCTGACCAGTAAAAGGTGAGACTGTAACTCCTACAGTTCTTACTAGTGTAAAGTTACTTGTTATAAAGTTTGGCGTAGTCGGCATTGTAATTAATTTAGCCACCTTGTAATGCTCTCCTATAGTTGCCACCACGCATTGCAGCTTCTGCCACAGCACCTTTTGTTACATCTGCTATCTGTGGCATCATTTTCATAACCTCTGCTCTTACAGTAGGTACAATGCCTGTAGCAAAGTTAATTGATTGATTGATTATTGTAGTTCCACCACCACCCATAGCATTTTTGCTATTCATAGCGTTCATAACAGTTCCACCAGTGTTAGGTACAAATATTTCTGCTCCTCTTTCTCCTACCAATACTGGTCTATTACCTTGGACAGTTCCACCACCTGCTGAATCATCTGTTTTTGATTTAAATATATCTATTTCAGGTAGTTTATCTGTTCCTGTTAAGCTAAATACACTGTTCAGTATTTTATTAACTATTGCCATTTGTATAAAAATAGCAATTATTTGTGAGACTATGCTTTTTGAAAAATTCTTAAAGCTCTCTAAAGCACTTTCACCTTCAAGTAATGAATCTACGAAATCTGTAGTAAAAGCATTTGAAGAAGATATAACAGCTTCTTTCATTTCACCCATAGCAATTTTTGTACCTGATACCGCAGGAGTCATTGTCTTTTTTAAAGACTCTGCAATTTTAAGGAGTTCTTCATCTTGTTGTGCGATTGACATACTATTGAAATCTATAACAACTCCTTGTTCTTTCATTTCATCAGTTAATTTTGATACCTGACTTTCTAGTAAAACATAGGCTGCTGTTGCTCCTGCAATTCCTGCTGCTATTTTTGTCATCCCTAAAGGACCAAGAGTTACTGACTGGAATATCATTGCTGCAAGTGTTCCTGCTTTTATTGCTCTAGTAATCTTTGCAAACCCTCCTGCAATCGCTACTAATGCAGGAGCTAGTGCCGAAGCGGCTAAACCAACCAATGCTGCAAGTAATAATTCCAAATTAGTTATTAATATTGAAACTACTACTCCTATTCCTTGAAAAACAACTCCTAATGCTTTGAGAACCACATGAAGAATTACACCTGCTTTAGCTGATGGCTCAATTCCTCTTTTAATTACTTCTGTTAATCCTTGTGTAGTTTCCTTTAATGCTTTATTAAGCCCTGCTTCACCCATTGCTCTAAATACCAAACCAACCATATCTTTTAGATTAGCAAAAGCACCTGAAACTGTGTTCAGTCTTTCTTCTAAAGCAGTACCATAATTTTCTTGTGATATTTTTCTTAAAGCTGAAACGATTGAAGTAGCACTTCTGTCTATAGTGATTGGAACTTCCCTAAATATTAAGGTTATCTTGTCGCCTTCTAACTTAGCTTTAATACCAAACTGTTTAAGCATCTCTGTTTCACCAGTAGTTGCATTAAAAACTGCTTGTGCGATTTGCGTTATATCTTTTCCAAAGGCTGCGGCTAAATTACCGAAGTCATTAAGAACCCCACTTGTGGGTGTGATACCTGCATTCATCAATGTGATAAAAGCAGTTGTTACATTTTGTAGTTGGAATGTAGTTCCTATAGTGAATTTCTCAATAGCAGCCATTGAAACTGCTGCACCCCTTGCCGATCCTGTTACGGCTCGTAATGTAGCGTTTAAATCTTCAAATTGACGAGCAGTTTTTACTACTTCACTGCCAATCCTTGCTATTCCTATTATTGCAAACATTTTACCAAGATTAGCAAAAGTTAATACTGAGGCTTTAGCAGTGGCGTTTGTTGTTTTTAGTTTTTTGTTTACCGAATCTAATCCTTTTCTAAGACCTTTAGTCTCTGCTTTTATCTCAACAATTAATTTATCTACTGTAGTTGCCATTAGTCAGGGTGTAACTCCATCATTTCTTCAAGTCGGCTTTTGTTCATTGGTGCTTCTTGTTCTGATCCATTGAATTCCATAAAACCATCAATAGCTAAATGGATTTCTATAATAGATGAGTTCCAAAACTCGGATGGTTGCATACCAATCATTCCCATACATATACCCATGTATCTTTTAATTGGTAGTTCATGTGTTTCTATTCGGTTTGTGGCTTTCCCTCAGTAGCACCTTCGTCTGAATCGGCTGTGAGTGATTTAGTTACAAGTTCAGCTACACATTTTGTAGCTTCTATTATTCCAACATCTTGGACAATATTGATTATATCTTTTTCTTTTAAGTCATTACCACCACCCCTGAGAGCCTGTAGTAATACATGGATAATATCAGTCATTCTTATGTCTGCTTCACCCATTTTTTGAGCTAATTTTATAATTCCACAACCAACTGCTGTTTCTATTTTAACAATAGCGTCTACTGTTAATCTTGCCTTATAGGTGTTCCCACCTAGTATTACTTCAATCTGCCCTTTGAGTGGGTTTGTCATCTGACTTCTCCTTTGTTGAACTTGCCATTGCAAGTTTTATTATAAAAACATTGTCTCTTTTGTCGTGGTGCTTGGATTCTATTTTGACTTCTTTGCCGTCAATTTTAATAGAGTCTTTAATTACAACTGATTCAGTAGAGATAATTAATTCATCTTTATGATGCAAGGCATCAAACTTTTCTCCACCAATTTCAACCCTAATACTTTTCATTAAGAATTAGACTGCTGCGAATGTAACATACCCATTAGATTCAAAAGACATAGAGTAAGTTACTTCACCGTTATACTCTCCTGCATATTCAAGAGATGTAATTTGGAAAGAGCCAGTATATGTTCCTAAGTTTGGAACTAAGAATTGAAAAGTTTTAAATGCTGCTGTTTGTGCTTGCGTTCCGTCTGTTGTATTTTGTTGAGCATACATAGTTGTTCTAACCAATACTTCAGTTGTAGAATCTGTAAAGACTCCTGAACCACTAATAGCTACACTATTCATACCTGCGCCTGCTAACAGAGACCTGCTTCCTTTACTATCTTTATTTGTTGTATCTACTGACTCCTCACTCATAGTGATAGAGGTAGACCTAAGACCACCAACAGTTACCATAGTGCTACCTGTAGTATTAATCTTCAGTAGCATATCTAAACCTTTTTGTGCTGCCATTTTACTATTCTCCTAGGGTTATCCTAAAATTATTGCTCGGAATCGCATAACTCCATGTCTAGTAACACCGTCTGTGTCTCGCATTATGTCGCTAAACTCAAATCTAAGGTTGATTAGATTGAACCCAGTTACAGTTAAGTTTATATCATGCAATAAATCGTGAATCTTGTCCATTATTTGTTTAGTTTCTTTAGAGCCTTTATATTGCGACCATATATGTATATTAATAGTTGTTTCAGAGCCGACTGTTGTCATAGTTGAATAGTCAATAGTAGTTTCTTCGCCCAATGATATAAATGGATATGTATTGCCTTCTATTACCTCGTCATAAACACCACAAGAAAGAGTGGCAGTGATAGCATTAACATTTAATGCGTTGTAGATGCTTGTTTGTAATGCAAACTGTCCTATGCTCATACAATTATTCCTTCACTTTTAAATATTTGCACAATCTTTTTTTTATTTTTCATTAAAGCAGGTTGCATAAATGGTCTTGGTTGCATATTAATAGTTCCAAACTCTAAGGCTTTTGAATAAGGCGCTGCAGATATAATTTGACCAACAACACTACCGTCAGGTTTTGTACTTACATTCATTGTAATTTGACTAACTAAAAACCCTGTATCCGTAGCAGGAGCTTCAAAAGGTTTTGATTGTGCATGAGTCCTAGTGGGTTTATATTTTCTTACGGATTCACCACTACCCCCTGCTTGAACGCTACGCACTGCTTCGCCTGTTACTAGCATTGTTGCTCTTGCTACTGCTTTTTTTGCATTGCTATGCGATTTGGTAACAAGTTTTTTATTTAATCTTCTTTTAAATGCTGCCAAATTTTTAAAACTCATATTGCTACGCCTTCTTCACATTGAAGTTTTAGGAATCTGTCTCTCTCGTCTACATTAATAATTCCACGGACATTAAACTTCCTCTTACCAAAGACTATGATGCTGTTGGTGTCTATGTTTTCCATATACCTGAGTGTTACTTCGTGGGTTACTTTCTCTTGCACTATGCCTTGTCTGTAAGAGCTATTAGCACTCTTAGGCATGATGTTTGCGTAAATAGTTGTTGTAGGGTTAAACGCTTGTGATATTCCACCACCTGCATCTCTAGTGTTTGTGGCTCTCTCTACCTTAACCCTATAACGCATCTTGCCGATACTGTTAGACATATCAACCTAATGCCATAAGAGACGAAGAACCAAGACCTCTATGGATTACATAAGGGGCATATAAAGCCTTTAGCATTGGTGGGTAAGGAGCAGTGCCATTATACATATCACCTCTATGCTCATAGAGATAAGCTATATGTTGCATGATGCCTAATTTAATTGGTTCAGGTACAAGGTATTGAGAGGTATAACCTGCCACATAAGTTACCTCAATGGCGTTGGCTACCCTTAAATCTGTAGGAAATGTAAACCCCTTCTTTAGAACAATGCGTGAAGGCTCTCTTACTAGGTCAAGCACATAGTTAGCACTAGCAAATGTAGTAGCTGTATTCGCATCATTAAAAGTTTTTAAGTGGGTAACTGAAGCGACTGGCGATCTTGGTAAAACAATATAGTTCTTATAGTTGTTCATGTATGGACCAGTTCTTAAACCTTCCCATAATGGATCATAGTTATCTTCAAAAGCATCTAAACTTAGCTTTAAGGTTTGTGTCATTAATGCTCTGCCAGTATGTTCCTCACAGAACCTTCTAGCACTATCAATAAAAGGTCTTACAACTCTTTCATCAGTAGCATCATCAACTCTTAGGTATTCTTTAACTTCCTGTAGTGTTACAGGCTCTATGATTGGTGGTGTGATTACACTTAGTCCTGCCATTATAGTAGCTTCTCCAGTAAATAAAGTCCTATGATTGCAGCATACAAGCCGTAGATACTAGCTTCCATACGAATAAACCTACTTGAACCTGACTCTAGCCTTTTCTCTATATTCTCATATCGGATTGCACATATTTGTTCATGCAATTCAAGTGATGCAATACTAATTGGCTTTCTTGGATTCCTCTTTAGGTTCTTTAGATTCTTCGTTGCCTTTTTCTTCGGATTCATTTAGTTTTTCTACCTCTAATATATTTGCAAGATATTGTTGTTTTGCATTTGTTTGAATCTTTAAATCTACCAACGCTTCCATGTACCTTGCGTTTGTATTGGTTAATTTCTGTTCAACCATTGCTAGTTCTTGAAATAATACTTTACCTTCGTCAGAAAAAGTTGAAACCTCATACTTAGTAACGACACCTTTGTCATCAGTAATGTTTAAAGTATTACTTTTTTCTTCTGTTTCTATGTTGTTAGCATCTGCCATAATTTACTCCTATAAGTTAATTAATATCTTATCATCATTGAGGTGCTGTTGGGAACTCCCCTAAAGGTCTAACTGGTGGTGTTGCATCATTGTATTCATAGAGTGCCATTAAAGCTGTTACTGTGCTAACTGCATTGATCTTAGTTACCATACTCGCTGCTGCTGTTCTAACTCCTGCTCTGTATGTTGTCCAATCACTTGCAACTGAGCCACCTGTTTCAGTAGCCTTAACTACCATCCAATCACTAGGCAGTAATAATCCGTATGCCTGTGGGTCTATAGCTTGCACATGGTTGTATTTGAGACCTCTTGTAACAACTCCAGTTTCAGGATCAGTTGAGTCTGCTAAAGGTATAGCTGTAGCTGTTCCATAACTAGCAGTTACTTTGTTTGCAGCAAAATTAAAACTTTGATCTGTGTTTATGTAATATTCAGGGTTTTTATATTTGGTGTTGTTGATTATAACTTCATAGATGCCTATAGCTTTTAATTCTACGGCACTCCAAAGCATAAATATATTTGCAGGATAATTTACATCACCTACCGTTATTGCTTTAGGTCGTGTATAGACTTTGCTAACACTTCCTGATTCTACTAATGCCCACATATTGATTACCTCGCTGTTGTTGGGATTGATCCGCCATCATCTGATGTTACGAATGGTGCTTCGGCAAATGCCATAAAGATGTATTTATTACCTACTGTATGGTTTGCATAACCTGTTCCTACTGCTCTAATTTTAAATCCATTTGAAAGAAAATCTGTTGCATAATCACCTGCTGCAGTTGAGTCTGTGCTATTAGAATTTGACTGAAGTACTGTATTAATTTGATTACTAGGGGTTCTTTTGTTGTCATATATCATCCAAGGTTCGGCTCTATTTGTATTTTTAATCATAAGAAAAGCAGGTTTAAAACCTGTGTACACAAAAGGTCCGTCAATAACAGCATTGGCAACATACTTACCAAACTTGCTGTAGCCTTGTTTAGAAGCAAAGCAGTAGGCTATATAAGGTTGATTTGTTAATGTTGAATTAGGACTACTCACACCAATAACGCTTGATGTCATTCCCCCACCCCACATATTAGCTTCGTTTGTTTCTGCGTCTGTTTGGTTAAGTCCTAAGTAATAGGTTGTTTGATTAGTTAAATCTTTATGCCAAGTCCACCAACCACCGCCATCCCTTTGTTTAGTAATGACCATATCAGGCTTTACTCCTAATCCATGACCAAATGACCAAACCCCATTAGAGCTTGGTGCAGTAGCTAAAGCTATGCTAAATCCTGCGACTGTATTAGCTTGTACTACAGAATCTACTGTGCCACTTGTATTTGTAGCTGTCGTACCACCATTGGCTTTCCATTGCCATGCAACATGAGCTTTTGTATTTTGATTAACACCAACATTTGAACCTACTGAATAACCATCCGTATTAAAACTAGTTAATGCATTTGTATCAGTGGTTTCATCATTAGTGTTACTTGGTAGTAATTTTTTTGTAGCACCTCTAGATGTGTCATATACTTGATGTTGGTAGGCTGTTCCTCTATTTTTAATCCAAACCCAATCAGGCTGTAAATCACTGTTGCCGTCATTAGTAACTGACCTAGTTCCACCTGTACCTGTATATAAAACAGTCTGAAAATATAAACTTGGATCGTTTATTGTTGTATAAGCCATTATCCGTACTCTGCTAAGTTTTTAGTGCATATTGCATAGTAGCCTGAAGGTGGTGCAAATTCAAAAGTTCCGTACCCATTAGCATCACTAGCTGCTGATGATATTGCGTTAGCTGTATAACCACCAAAGTTAACAGTAACAGTATTGTTG